CCGCTTTATCACCTATGCTCAATGATATTTCATCCAAATCCCCCTGCATCTTCTCGATTTGTCCGGCCAGGACAAAACCCTGGTGGGCATCGAGGGCCTTGCCTGATGCGGCGGTTTCTTCGTTCAGGTTATCGACGGTTTCGATTTTCACTTCTGAGACGGCCTTGGTGATTGCGGCGGTCATTTCATCCTTGGTGGCATATCCCGTGAGGTCTAACCCTTCTGGATTCCATGTGCTGCTGCCCGACCACGTAGAACCGTTGAAAGTTTTTATCGTGGCCGGGAAAACGTTCCCCTCACTAAGTATCATGCACCAATCTCCCTTGACCGCATTGGGGAACGCCGTGGCAGGATTTGTTCCGTAATTCAAAATGCCTTTCGACCTTGTTGTTTGATACTCAAGGCTATTTATCGCGTTAACTATCAAACTGAAGTTCGCGTTAACTTCATTTATCGCAGCGCCATAGGTTCCGCTGCTCGGTACGTTGTTTAAATCTTCCATGACCTATATAATTTGTTTTTTTTAGTTATTGTAGTGAATTACACCGTCGTCGTCGGGACGCGTCCAAGACGAAAATCTTAAATAGCCTTCGCTGGTTATGTATGGATTGAAACCTACACTAACGCCATGTACACCACTCATTCTCCACGAGCCTAAAAGGTCTTTAGCACCACCTTGTGGGAGTGATTTGGAAACCTGCTTCCACGCGTATGCTTCGTTTCCATTTTTGACAAACACTTCGATATAAAGTTTGCTACCTTCGGCAACATCAGCGGTTATTTCGTTCTGATTTGGAACAACTTTGTGTTGAACCACACGGCCAGCCATTCTGTCAGATGGCGATTGTGCACTTGTTGTGTCTATTAGTGTTTTAGAACCTGCCATCACTCTATACCAACCGTCGCCCTCGATAATACCGCACGATAATTCTACTACATCTCCTAACGAAAGATTACTTGCTATTGTCTGCATCGAAGATTCGTGCACTATTGTTTTTGATTCTTGTAGTCTCGCAATATAAGTGTATGGTGGAAAATATTGACATTGGAAAGATTGGTAGGAATTTGGTTCTATATTTACATGATTCGTCTGCCATGTTTTCAGATGAAACTTTGTCCCAACGGCATCAGCCTGCACATTCATTGTGCCAGTAATCCATAGATTTACAATAGAGTTATTGTAGATTCTTGCAATGGCACCGTTAAATTTACTTTCGTTAAGAGGCAACATAATGGTTACGTTATTAGTACTAAACCCCTCGAACTTCACGTTTAGCCCAGTAACATCCAAATTTAACCAGTAGCCTCCGTGCGAATCAATCGTAGAATATTGTTCAATATTGTTTGGTGTAATGCTCAATAGTGGTGCGTACATATTTCCACCAATCATCGCGTCACGACAACTCATATTGCCCTGTTCGTCGATGTGAAAGTTGCCGTTCGGAGTAAGGATGTTCTTAAAGATGCCACTTGTGGCAATGATGAAGCCACGGGCAATGATGTCGTTCAGTATAGCACGGCCACCGTGCGTTACGACAAATTGCGCCATCATGTTCTTCACTTCGTCGTCTGTAGCTTGATAGAGCGGATTCTCGGCATATTTAGCAATCGTGTAGAAAGCCTTTTCCATGCTGCCGCCACCCCATAGGAATGGACTCGAGGGCGAGTTGTAGAGACCGCTCATGCCTCCGGTCTCTTCCGTCATACCACCGTTACGGTAGTTGCCCACCTTGAACAGCTGCGAAAGCACCAAGCCCCCCAACACCTGTGTGCTGGCGTTGACTATTGCATTGGCCAGATAAGTGAGGTTTTGGTAGTATGCTAACGCTTTGTCGTTGTCGCGTGGGCTGTTTATCCAGTCGGTGTTTGGGACAACACCTTCAACAAGCTGGAGTTCCATGAACTTACCTGTAGCATTGGAAATGGAGAAGGTGACGCCCGACTCCGTAGCCTGGAACTTCACGTTATAGCGTGTGAGGGCTGACGTAAGCGTGATGATCTTAGTGTAACCCCCTACGGAGAATGTAATCTGCGAGCCGGAGCCACGAAACGAGAAGATGTAGTTCTTCCCTGCTTCCACGGTTTTTTCAAGCGTCTGCCGGAGGGAGCCACCGCTGATGTTGACGGCCTTACCCGTGACGCTTGCAGCAGAGGTAATCACTTCTGCATTCTCTGCTTCCCAGTGAGCCAAAGGATCGGAGTACATCGGCGTGTCTGCATCGACGGCTGTTGAAGCGGTCACATCCTCGTCAATGTAGTCGCCTGTGAATCCGCTATTACGCAACAGATTCTCATTGCCCGTTGTGAGGTTATTCACGTCGTCTGTCAGCGAGTCCAGCCCACTGCCCAGCTTGTCAACATCTCCAGCCAAACCATCAATGGCGTCGCCTATGTTCACAACGTCATTCTCCAGCTTCCCGATATCCTCATTCAGTCCGCCCACGTCGTCCTTCAAGTCGCTGATGGCATTCTCCAGCGCGGTCTTGTCACCGACCGCCTCTATGTCGGTACCATCGGGAAGCGTCGAACCGGCTTGTATGCTCACTCGTCCTGATATTTCCAGCCCGTCCTTCGTGTAGCGGATGAAGTTCTTTGGCGAGGTTCCTTTGTCACCCACAAAGAAGTTTCCGTATATGTCACAGTGAAACAGTCCCGTTCCCGGATCAAAGCCCTCGTCCTTAACAAACCGGTCAGCGAGGTTGAAAGAGTCGATGCCCTGGTAGAACTTCTGCGACGGAGCATCGCTGGCCACCGCTGAAAGGATGATGGCAGACTGTCTTTCCGGATGATCATCACCCCGATAGCCCAGCTGTATCACTTCATCCCCCTCTTCGGGGATGCCGCTGCCCGTATCGGCCACGCTCTTCGAAAGGTCCACATAGTCGTCGCCAACTCCCACGACGAGCCTCCAATAATACTTGGTGGTCAGCATGCCATCCCCTGCTTGCGAAAGCCGGAATGCCTGGCACCGCGCCTGGTCGCCTACGACGAACTCCTGATACACCTGGCGCTTGCCGTCCGTGGTGTCGAAATAGCAGCGGTAGGCATCATCCATCTCCTCCACCCGCGACACCTTCATGGCCCCGGCCGTGATGCCCAGCTCGCCACCGATATGCTTCAGTTCCAGGATGGTGATGCTGCGGAAAGCAGCAGCCTTGCGGATGGTCAGGAAGTCGAACTCTGCCGAAGAATTCCCGTTTTCGTCAACAGTCACAGCTCCTCCAGTTCCGAGAGCCCCCGGCGTGTAGTGGCCGAAGAAAACTCCTCTGAGGAAAGTGACGAAAAAGTTTGTCTCATCGTCCTGATCTTTCCTCAGGAAACTACCGACTGCATTTTCGAGAAATGATAGCAATGAAAGGAAGGCATCGCCAATACGTGTCGCAGTATTGGCACTTGTCCGGCGTTCGTCGCGTATGGCTTCGAAACGCTGACGTAACAATGTTATTATATCGTTAAGCATCGCACAAATTGTTATTATTTTTCCCCGTCAGAAGCGGTTCGAGCGAATGGTGCCCGTGAACAGCTCGTCGAAGAACGAGGACGTCAGACCCTGATATGCCTTGCCATAGAACTCGGCCTCGGTGAGGTTCAGGCGGCGGATGCTGTAGTAGTATTTCTTGAAGAACCAGTCGCGGGGCATGCGCTTGTTGCCAGAGGTAAGGGCGGCTTCCTTGCCGGCATTCTTGCCCCGCTGAACTATCACATGTTCGAACTTGGGGCTCTTCATGTGCTCCTCCGACAGCCCGGCACCCACCTGGCGGGAGCCATAAGCATGTTTTCCCTCGCGGAACTTGTCGCCCATGAAAAGAAGGTTTCCGCCGTTGCCATGCTTGAATCCATTTCCGACTCCTGCTGCCACATATAGACCATACCACAGAAAACTATGCTCAATGGTTGTTGTTCGTCCCGTCTTGAAGACTTCCTCCAGAGATTCTCTCAAGGCGCCCGAGTCAGTGATGTTCAGCTGGATGATTTTTTCTCTCCAGATATCTATCATCATCCGGCTCCAGCCACGCTCATACTGTTCAATCTCCTGCCGGGAATAGCTATAGAGTTTGCCCTTGCCATAGTCGCCGCGCTGCATGGCCTTCATTCGTTCTGCATGTGCTCCCATCGTCGTGCCTGGTTAAGATTCCCACTCGTCGAGCAGCTGCTGCTCGTCCTCATAGTCCATTTCCTCCGGCTCGTCGTTCTCCACCATGAAGTAGAGCCCAGTGACACCGCTCATCGTATAGCGTCCGAACTCCTTGCTATAGATCTTCTCCACGTTCAGGAAGGTGATGTCATCGTCTTCGTCCGCACGGTGCTCCCTGTCCCAGATCATGCGCCGTACGAACTGCTGGAACACCTCGCGGCAGAGGTTCAGCTTCTGTTCGCGGTCTTCCATGTCGTCCCATCGGTAGGATGCCAGGACAAATACCGTATAGACGCGGCGTTTGAAGTACGAGACCCCTTCCGAGTACAGGTTCTGGTCGGTGGTGTCGTCGATGCAGATGAAGTTGGCCGTCTTCTGGAACTCCTGCATGATGCCCTCGATGCTGTCGGGGCCGCTGCAAAAAACCGGCTTGAAGCCGTTCGCCTGGCACAACTTGTTCTTCTGTGCCAGCTGCTCGAAGTAGTGTAGTGCGTCGAATATCATGTCTTGTCAAATTTCTCGTGGAACTCCTTAGCCTCCCGGGCCTTCTCGTTCAGCTCTGTCAGCGCCCTCCAGCAGGGCAGCGCCTTGATGGTCTCTTCCTTGGTGATATCGCCGTCGGTGAGAGCCCGGATTTGTGTGTCCATGGCTCCCATCAGGTCGATGTCCATCTCCTCGACGGCAGCGTCCACCCGTCTGAAGAAGTGTGGCCACCGCTCGGCGAACACGCTCTTGACGTGGGCGAACCAGCGTAGCGTGCCCATCTGTTCGGCAGGTGAGAGTGAAAGTCGTTTGGGATGTACCTCCCGCTTTCTCAACCACAGGAACCCGTATCGTTCCGTACGGACATAGAGAAAGCGCGCCAGCCGCTCAATCATTTCCTGTTTGCCGCTTATCACGGCCAGCTGGTAGTACTGTTCGGCCATGAGGTAGTCGCCGAACGAGTAATGATCCAGGATATCATCGACAGCTCGACAGCCGCGGATGCGCTCCAGCCGCACATCCATGCCGTCGAACTGGTCGATGAAGTCGAATTGGTGCATCATGCCCTGCACCTGCCATGACTCCAGCGTAAACCACCGGCGGGGCTTCCACCACTTGGGCCGGAACCAGCAGGCGAACGACCTGGGCTGTTCGCGGGCCGTGCGCACCGTGAGGCCCTCGACGTGGATGCCCGAGAGTCGTATGAGTATGTAGGTCTTGACGACTGACAGACTCTCGAATAGCGACAGTAGCGTCAGCACATAGCGCAGCTGTTCCTGCGTCATCTTGCGCCATTCAGTAGGCGCATAGAGATCGATGGAGCCGTCAGCCAAAAATGTAGGCCGGTGCGTCGTGAGTGTTCTGAAAAGTCTCATGGTGGTTTACAGGATATCCGTGTTCTGCATAAATGGAATATTTCTCGAGGTCTGCGTCGAGCGTGTTCTGCAGACGGCGCATCTTCAGGCGCACAGCGTCCTGATTGCCACAAATCCACAGGTTGATGACGTGGCGGCACAGGAAGATGACGGGATGGTCATCGACTGTCACCGTGCCGCAGCGCACATGCTCCAGGAGCGCGTCCATATACTGGTTGCTCAGCTTCAGGCGCAGTGCCTCGTCGGCCTGGCTGATGAGCCGCCGTGCTGCCTGCCAGTCCAGGTGCGAGGCGGCAGGCCCCTGCATCTTCTGCAGCATGCGGAAGTCGAAGAAGAGCGTGTCAATCTTCTCCTTAGCCTGGTTCGTCTTTCCCCAGCCCTCCACTCGGCAGAGTTCCTGCAGCAGCTCTCCTTCTGCCCGGAGTGCTCCATCGCGAAGATGTCCGATGAGTGCATCGACGCGTTGCTTCGACGCCGGGGCCATCTGCTGTGTGCTGACCACGCCAAAGCCGGTGGGTGTCAGCACCAGGTCGAGCTGGCGAAACACAGAGAGGAAAGCATGGATGGCCACCCAGCGCTTCACGGCCACCGTCAATTTCTCGTGCCCGCCGCTCTCGGCGGCCGACGTGCCCACATCGCCGAGCACGTCAGCCTTGCACTCATCATAGGTGGCCGCAAACTGCGGTTCCACCTTTTCATATACCTCCACGTGTGCGGAGGTCGCCACGGAAACAAAATTTTCGAATTCAGTCTTTGTTATTTCCATCGTCGCTATTATTGTTATCGTTATTGTCAGCCGTCACTTTCTTGGCATCCTTGTTCTCATCGAGGGTGGTGAGCATCAGCATGGGCACATCGACAGTCACCCGCTCGCTCCAGCCGTTGTAGTGCAGCACCACGTGGTAGGGCTTCATCATCACGTCGTGGAAGGGCTTTTCAAGGGCCTGCTTCATCGTAAAGAGCTCACGCTTGTCGCTGCCGGAGTTGTTCATCTGGCTCTTGCCGGGCGTGGCGCCTATCAGGTTGGGATGCACTCCGAAGGCGAAACACAGCGTATTGGCCGCTTCCTGCATGTCGTCGGCCCAGTCGCCGCCCTCCTTCTTTCCCTGATTGAGGTTGATGACGCGCACCATGGGGTGCTCCTTGCCCGAGGGGTCCACGTAGTAGCCGCTGATGAGCGCCTTGCCGGCATTCTTCGGACCGCACACGAAGTCGATGATGTTCTGCTTCTCTTGCTTCACGCGAGCCTTGCGCTGATCTTCATCAGTGATGCCCTCATTATCGCAGACGATGTCCCAGTAGTCGTTATGCACCTCTATCTGTAGGCGCGGCGCACTGGTATTCTTGATCATATAGCGCTTGCCGATGCCGATGAGTTCGTAGATGTCGAACCACGAGTCGCGGAAGGCTGAGAAATAGTAGGGACGGCTATAGACCTGACGGCCCGGCGTGGCCATACGGCAGACGATGGCAAACTTGCAGTCGCGGCCGTCTTTGGGTGCCGTGCGCTTCTGGCCCGTCTTAGGGTCCGGCTCACGGCCCATGCGCACCATCAGGTCGCCCAGCGGATCGTAGAAGTCGAGCAGCGGCAGCACCTCGATGTCCTGCGGGTCGGGCGCACCGTCGCGCCAGTCACCATACAGCACGTAGTCGAAGCGGCCTTTCTGTGTCCGTCGCGCAAAGCGGCAGTAGCACATCTCGCGGTGGCGCACCTGCACAATCTGCGAGTGGTCGCGCGAGAGGATGATCTTCGTGATGGTGGTGAAGAAGAACTTCATGTCGGTGGCCTGCTCCAGGAACAGCTCGTGCAGAGAGTTCCTCAGGCAGAAGCGGCGGATGTCAGGCTCCTGGGTGTCCTGGCGTGTCTCGCGGTCGATGAAGCGGATGCCCTGCCCGTAGCAGGCCTGCACGTTGAACAGCTGGCACTGCGAGGTCACCATGTTCTCGCTGATGCGCCGCATCACCTCAAAGGGCAACTGGTCGTCGTCGCCGTAGGGCACGTAGTTATAGTCCTGCCCGTCGATGGTGATGGGCACGGTATTCAGCTCCTCGTCGAACCCGTCCACGATGGCGCGGCTCTCCTGGTACTTGGTGGCAGGACTGCCCTCCTCGGAGATGTCCACCACGCCATAGCGTGTGAACGAGCCGTGCCGGCCTACCTCCACCAGCCGCTTTTCGCCTTTCCCGGCAGATAATTCTTCATTCTTCATTTTAAAGATATACTGGTTGTTCGTTATACTCAAAAATCAGCACGTCGATGACGGCCCTTATCTCCCCGTTCACGGGGTTCAGCAGTCGATGGATGCCCCGGCGCCAGTGCGAGCCGGTGGGAATCCAGCCTGAGTAGTCCACGACGTTTCCGTCCTTTTTCCACGCCTTCAGCCTGACCCGCTGCTTGTACTTGGCGGCCAGGTCCAGCTGCTCCAGCACGTAGTTGATGTGTATGGCTTCCCGTTTCATCAGTTGAATGTATGGTCAAAGGTATTATCGAAGATGCGCCCTGCGCGATCCATCTGCAGCACGTTGTGAATGCGCTGGGCATACTGGTAGCTGAAGGTGAATCGGGGCATATTGTCGTCGTCGTTGGTGATCTCGCTCTTGCTGTCGGTGATGACCACCTCCTTGCCGACAGTGGGATTGCCGTCGTAGATATTGACGAGATACACCTCACGGCTGCGGAACAGCTCGTCGGCCCAGTTGGCCATCGCCGTGTTCATGATGCCGGTGTCGGCGTGGAACACGCGGGTCTCCTCTATATCGTAATTCCGCAGAAGGCCGCCAATACGTGCCGAGCTGCGCTTGTATTCCGGCGCCACCTTGTGGGTGCCGGTGCAGTAGAGCAGTTCCTGCACGCCGAAGGAGTTGTCGAACAGCAGGATAGGCGCACAGTCCGGCATCGTGGGGTCGAGGTCGAAACGCTGGGCGCGCTCCCCGGCCCTCACGGTATAGGATATGAGCTGCTTGCCATCAGTCAGGAACCTGTCGGGCGACACGTCGAGCGTGGTATACCGGTTGTTGCCGCCAATCACCTCAGGCGTGAAGTCGGCCGTGGTGCCGTCGCTGTAGAGCGCCGTGCAGCTGGCGCTGTCAGTACCGAGATAGTGAAGGTACTCCAGGCGGCCCAGGGCGGTTATCTTTGTGCCGCCGAGTATGGTCAGGAAATGCTTGCTGCAAAAATCCGAGGCACTGGTGCCGACATCGGCCCTGCTGTAGGACACGGAGAACGCGAGCTCCTTCGTGTCGTCGGTTGTCACCGTCGGTGCCCCTGGTATAACGACGGTCTGGCCGAGTACTTCCACCGTAGTGTCTTCACCCTTTGTCACGGTCTTCTCCGTGATGTTCACCTTCACATCGATGCTCAGCCTGCGCTCGGCATAGAGACCAAGCATGCTCGGCAGGTCGGAGACGCAGATACGCGAATCGACGGGATACAGCGTCTCGGCGTATACTTCACTGTCATCGACAGAAATCACCACCACGGCCTGCGTTCCGCCGATGGAGAACTCCAGGTCTGGAATGCCAGCGCTGAAGTAGGCCCCGCTGAGTGATGTAATGAGTGTTATCATGCTTTACGATTTTATTGCAAAGGTATGCTCTCCCCTCTGGATATAAAAATACGGGCAGCGCATCATCACGACGCGCCGCCCGCAGGGTAAAAAATATTCCAAAAAAAATTGAATTCCTAAACTGTCACGCAAGCCCAGTGATATCCACGAACCGCCATACGGCCCATCTGACGCTGCCGTTCTGCAAGGTAGTGAAGCCGTAGCCATGCACACGCATATAGTCCACCACCATCTTTTCCGACAACAACATCATGGGCTGCAGCTCGTCGATGATGTCCTGCGTGGTCTTCGGATCAGCCACGGCCTTCCCGAACCCCGGGTCATCCTCGGGCAACGGCCTGCGGAAAAGGAAGTATGCATCCAGCACCTCTGCCTGTGCGCGTTCCGTTTCTTCAAGTGACTCCAGCCACTTCTTCACCAGTTCATTGATTCTGTCATCCATCTCTTTCATGCTTCTTCCGTTTTTCTCATTGCCTTCAAAATCTCTATCATATCGCGCTTCATGGTGCGGAGCGCCTTGAGGGTGTCAAGAACCTTGGCCGGTTCCTCGGTGTCGTCATCAATCAGGTGATCCTCGATGCTGTCTATCAGGTCCACGTTGTTCTCCATCGTGGCCACGTCGCCGCAGAAGCCGCACAGGGCTTCGGTCAGCTCAGGGGTGAGGGTCATCTTGTTCATAGCTCACCTCCTTCGTTAAGCCGCTCTCCGGCAGGGTCCGAAAAAGTCCGCTTTCCAGACCCAGGGTCTGAGAGGTGGGTAGTGTCGTCGGGGTTACCCAGTTGTGAACGCCACTGGGACACGAGGTCGCACTCTTCAGCCCAGAGGGCACGGCGCCGAGCCTTGTAAGCGTCGGTCACATCCTGGCGCTTGCGAACGTGCTCTTGGTGGAGCTTCTGTCGCTGGTGTCGGTAGGCCTCGGCGAGGTCCATCATCCGCTCGTCGTAGTCGGTGTTGATGGCAGCGACCTCGGCATGCTGTGCGAGGCGGAGCTGGCGCATCCTGTCGTCGATGGACCAGCGGGCCGTCATGTAATCCTCTTTGGTCATCATAGCGCACCTCCTTTCTCTCCCTTGTTAAGCCGATAGACTATCCAACCGGCACTGGCCAGGCTGATGATAGTCACTATCGGGGCCTCGATGCCGCACACTGCTACGGCCACCATCAGCAGGGGCAACACCACGCCAATGCGCAGCGCCTTGCGCCAGGAGATGGCCTGGCCGAGCAGGCGGCTGTAGAACTCCGAGCGGGAGTCGAGTCGCCGGTTAATCACTTGCACCGCTTTACGCATGGGTGCCATCACATCGACGCGCTGGGGCTGAGCCTGCAGCGCCTCGTCGAACCGAATTGTTGTCTGTTGCATATTGCATCGTTCTGTTAGCTACCACGTACCTCGTGGCCGGAGTACAAGGAAACGGCTGCACATCCCGTTGCTAACAGAACGATGACTCACCCAGAGGGCAGTTAAGTTCTCGGAATGGCAGCCGCTATACGGATGCTCTTGAGGCATAAAAAATGCCCGGAGTAGTTACTCTGAGCGCGTGACGTGCGCCCTGCCGGATGGATTACCATCGTTCTGTTAGCGTTGGCAAAGATAGAGAAAAATCCCGAATGAAACAAGAAAAAGCATAAAAAAGTTACGCAAAACAGCAAAATTCGGCAATGTTTTAGTGATTTTATCACCGAAAAGGCACTTTCAGAACAAATTTTTGTAATTTTGCAGGCATGAAAGAAGACAGAATAGCACTCCTGGAACGGGAAGTGAAGAATCACGGCGAACAGCTTGACCGCGCTGCACGATGTGTCGGCCAACTGTACGGTATCACAGTAGCTATCCTTGTTGTCATCATGATCATGGCAGTATGCCTATTTTTCCGCGAGTAAACTCATCATCAGGTTCCATCCGTCGCGCAGGAACCACCCCATCAGTCCGCCTATAAGCCACCAGACGGCCTTCCCAAAGTTCAGGTAGCGTGTCCAACGCTCAATTCTCTCGTCTCTTACCTTGCCTCTCAGGAACTTCCTCATCGTCTTGGCACCAGCTTTCCTACCTTTCTCCGTCAGTAGGAGATAGGCACCGTCTTTCACGATCATCCCTTCGGTGTGGATGAGCGACTCTATCTGCAGAACGGGGTCTATGGTCTCCTCGCCATACTTCTCATCTAGCACATCGCACACATCTGACTCCTTCATCCTACCCCCGTTATTGAAGAGGGTGGAGAGAATCACTTCCGAATATTCCAGCTGTTCTTTTGAATACATATTATTATCATTTTTATAAAAGCCGCTGCAAAGGTACTAAAAATCCCCGACATTCACATGCAGGGGAGTTGGCTTTTATAAATCTATGTAGCAACTTTTGAAGTTGCCGCTGCAAAGGTAATTGTAAATTTCCGAAACCTCCAAGGAATTTCGGGAAAAAGTTTCATCTCCGTGCGAAAAAACTGTTTTCGCATATATACACAGATATATCATGTAGCAACGTGTTGCATTGTAGCAAACCGGCAGAAATGCCCACAGACAGGCACTTTCAGAGCCTTTTCGCATTGCTACAGACGCTACAAAACTGCTACAATTTGCTACAACCGTGTAGCAACGAGCCTATCGGGCGAGTTCCTTCACCAGCTCATCGGCACACTCGCGGGCTATCCTTGCCAGCCTCGATGCAGGAGGATCGTCATCATCTACGATGTTCCAGCCAGACAGCATCCCCTGCATGGCACCGATGGCGGCCCGCTCTCTCAGCAACCGCTTCTCTTCGTTATTCATAAGCCATAAAAATTAATACTCGGCTGCAAATTACGACAAAATCCCGGAACCTGCATAAGATTTCGGGAAAATTTCACTTTTCCCTTGATTTTTCTTTTTCACATATTATATTTTAATCAGAAGGCCATACAAACAGCCTTCCGAGAAGGTGAAAAGCTGGATAACGAGAGTAAAATCAAATTAGATGAAAAAGATAAAATATTTTGAAATTGTCTATAAAATATTAGAGACAGTTCATCTATTATTCCACGTTTTAGAGTTGTTCTTGTAAAACAAACAGCGGTTCCGGCTTCAGTCGTCGGAACCGCTCCTGTTTTATTTCAGAATAATCTTAGTCGGAGCAATTAGCCATTAAGCATTCTCGGCTCCTTCCGCTTTCCCATTTTCCAGAATGTTTTCATGATACTCTGACGTTAGTTCAATATGATTCGCGCCTTTTGCCATAGAATTTGTTTTATTGCTTTCTTTTTTCTGCACAAAGATAGGATATTCCCCCATATTTTCCAAACTTTTCCTCAAAAAGTGATAATTTTAAGATAAATTGATAGTAAAATAGTTACTTTTCTCTCGAAATATTTGTTTATTCGTAGTAAAATTACTACCTTTGCAGCAGAAAACCAAAATAAGAGATCTTTTAAATTATGAAAGTAATTAAAGCAAGGAAGATCCTGAAGGCGTTGAGAGACGACGGATGGACACTCAAGCATCAGGTAGGGAGTCACGCCCAATACGTTCATCCCACAAAACCGGGGAAGGTGACAATCAATGGCACAGGCAACGACGACGTGTATGGTGATCTACTGAAGAGCATTGAGGAGCAATCGGGGTTGGAGTTTTAACGAACTCCTTCCCCACTACTTAAAACACTTCCGGAATTCGATTATTGAGGTTTCAGGGCGGCAAACAAGAATCATGATGATTCGTGCTGCCCTTTTAGAAAAAAAGCTACAACGAACAATAATATTATGGCACAAGTTATTATGAACACCGCACGTACCGAGAATGGGTACAGCTGCGCTTGCGACCTGCTCCCAGGTTGGGTAGTAGCATGCTCAGGCGACTTTGAGCAGTTCAAGAAAGAAGTCGAGGACAGTATCAAGTTTTATGTGGACTGTGCGAAAGAGGATGGTGACGAATATCCTGCCGTCTTTGACGGGGAATACGAAATCGTCTATAAGTTCAACGTTCAGTCTCTGCTTGAGTTCTATCGCGGCATTTTCTCCTTCGCTTCTCTGGAGACTATCACTGGCATCAACCAGAAACAACTTGCACATTATGCATCAGGAATCAGCAAGCCAAGGCCCAAGCAGGCAGAGAAGATTGCCCAAGGCCTTCACAGACTGGCCAGAGAGATGATGGTAGTAACAGTATAAATCATAAGAATCCCGGAATCAACAAACGATTTCGGGATTTTCTTTCATTTTTGTGCGAAAAACCTTATTCCGGGTACGTTTTATCTCCGTTTTTCACCGTTTTCGTGTTATAGCCCACTGGTTATTGACACTGTCATATTTTAGCCTGTCGCGGAACACCGGCAGCTACAGCCTTGCAGAATCGGCCTCCTTGCCTTCTATACGATACTCGTAATTGTCTTTGACAAAATCTATGCCATAGTGTTGTACAAGGAGGAGAAACTGTCAGTTATTCGCCGCTTTTTCTTCTTTCTTGCTGCCATCGATTCTATATTTGGCTGCAAAGGTACGAAATTTCCGCGAAGAACAGACTACTTGACGGGGAATCTTCATTTCTGCGGCTTGACATAAGTATTATATGTAACGGTGGAATGGGGATTGAAGTTCACAACTTTCACCTTGTAGCCCTTGATTCCCCATCGCCACCAGAGGAAGCGGTGTTTGTATTCATGATAGACCAGTGTCGCCAGTGAGTCGCGGATGTTATAATAGAAGGTGGAGTCAGAGGGTCTGAACTCCAGATGGCTCCACCTGTCATCATAACTAAAAACCTTTAAACTATTATGGTACGCTGCTCGTGCAGAATCTTTCGTCTCCGTGACGGTGGTCTGTACGGCCTCCAGCTGCTTCAGCTTCAGATGGAGGTCGATGATGAGCTGCTCGTCGAAGACGTGCTGCCGACGCAGATCTCTCAGCTCTGCCATGATGACCGGAGAGGTGGCCACCGTCACCGTGTCACGACTGTTGAGAACAACGGTGTCATGCTTCACCGGCACGAACGTCTGGGCGTGTGCCAGCTGCTGGCGGAGCTGCCGGATTTCCTTCTCTTTCTCCTGGCTCTGGCACCGCTGCAGCAGCAGGCACAGGACGATGGCAATCCCCATGGGGATGAGTGCCTGGGCGATTCGTTTGACGGGGTAGTGTTTCATTTCTGACGTGTTATTTTGTTGATGTCCATATATTCCTCCATAGCGTTGAAGCAGGGGCAGGCCTTGATGTACTCCCACGGGTCGACGACGCCGTTGTGGTTCAAGTCGGGCGAGACGTCGCGATGGCCCATGATCTGTGCCTCCGGATAGCGCAGCTTCAGCTTCACGAGCAGGTCGAACAGCGCCACCTTTTGCGCTGCCGTGCGGTTGTCTATTCCCTGGGGGTGTTGCTTGTCGATGCCGCCGATCCACGCAACGTTAATGCTGTGTGCGTTGTATCCCTTCACGCCGTTGGACACCTGTGCCTCGTCGAGCATGCAGATAATGTTGCCGTCGGTCTTCACGACGTAGTGATAGCCTGGCTTTTTCCAGCCCCTATTCTTGAATGCAGCCCTCAGTGAGGCTTCGGTGGTGTTATGCTGGTAGCTGGCCGTACAATGTACGAAAATGCGGGTGATGCGTCTCATTCGCCGGCCTCCTTTCTTATTTCATCGAGTTCCTTCCGCACGTCGGCCTTGAACTGCGACATCTGGTTCACAAAATAGGCGGCCACGCCGAAGATACCAAGGGCGGCAGACAGCGCCTCGCCGATATAGGTGAGCGGCCCTGCACCGATGTCGCTTGTCATCAGGAACGAGGTGAAGGCCATCACGATGGCACTAAGGATGAGCAGCACAGCTGAGAGATGCTGAATCCAGTCTTTTGTATTCTGTTTCATATCGCTTGAAGTTTACGATGCAAAGGTAGGGGAATACGCGCGCACGCAAAAATACACCTCCAGTTCTTTCCAATTCTTTAAACACTGGAAAGTAGGGGAATACGCGCGCACGCAAAATACACCACTTCAGCCACATGGTAGTCATAGTAGTCCCTGTCAAAAATATTCCGGGCAAAAGGCCGTTCGTACCGCTTCCTCCCGTTTTTAGAGGCAATCGCCCGAAAAACGCCCCGGCGAACTTCAAAACGCATGCGTTTTTCCGCTTTGGGCCCCGAATTGGCATCTCGATGAGTGGCAATTTGGGTCGTTTTTATAAAAAAATCCACTACCCTCCGCACGAAAACCTCGCCAGGAAGCCCACTTCAGAGGTTTGAGTGCGGAAAACGAGCGAAGCGTCTGCCTATCCAGCACCCACCGCCCTACGCTCCCGAGGCAATTGCCCCTTTGCCGATAGCGGAATATGTAAAGACTTTTCCTTGTGTCGCACGGTGCATTGTGCCGAGAGCCGTCCCGCCCCGATGCGTATCCGCGGTCATGGCGCTTCAGTTGCGACATGAAAAAGGCCAGAGCATTATTGCCCTGGCCGACACTGATTTGGTGGCGTCAAACAACAAATCAGAGTGTGACGCTTAGTATTTCCCTTGCGAACTTGTGCAGGCCTGTGATGATACGTTCAGCCTGCTTCTTGCGCGGTACTGCCCGATGGTGCAGGTAGTTGGAGAGCTGCTGCTGGAGAATACTGCTGAATGTGGCGAAGCCTCTTTCAGCAGGGCCGCGAAGTGGGTACAGGCAAGCACCAACACGGCAGTAGAGCCGTGCATACAGGGTGGCACAGACGGCAGGCCGTGGAAAGAAGAGAGGCACAGGAATGTGGGGAGTGTCTGGCTGTGCCGTGGCGGTGGTGGGCTTAAAGCCTACGTATGGGTGTGTGCGTGACAGCCTGCAAAGAACTTGTTCGTGCCGGCTGCCACGTTCTCGCCCATACGAACCACCACAGCACAGCCGATTAGACTCTCCCTACTTCCAGTGCAGAACGGAGTGGAGCGTGCCAGGCGTCTGCGCGCGTCCTGTATGAGGAACGCCGACCGGCGTTCAGGAGCGCAGGGGGTCGAGGGCGGGCCATAAGAAACGCCATCGCGCCCACCGTTCACCGGGCATGAGCCAAAGCGAGCGGCCCAGGGTTGGGCGGGGTACGGTGGGCGCGATACCTAATCTTAGTCACTTTGTGAGTGACAGACTAAGCTAAGCGGATGGTCATCTGCTTAGTTTCTACGGGGACCATGGGCGACCATCATACACCGAAGTCCACAAGGAATAACAAAGAAGGCACTCACACAAAGACATCACAACCATGGGAGAGTACCACTAAAAAAAAATCGTCACTCAGTTCATCCGAAACCAGCGGAACAAAGATGTGGCATCTGCAATAAAAAAAAGGAGAGACAGGAGCATCACTGCTGCCGCCTCTCCGATTATAGTCAAATGAAAAAGTTTCAAGAAAGAAGAAGTTAGTGAAAGGGACTATGTTGGATAATCTATCGACTGGCCGCCACGCCCCCAGCCGACAGGGAAATGCTCCACACCGATGCAGAGCGTGTCGAAAGCGTCAGAGCCGTCGGTACGGGCCTCCAGCCTATCCTCCTCAGTCTCGGCCAGCTTCTCGCCGCTCTTGTCTTTCTTACCATTGCGGACACCGGCCGATTGGATGCTGATGAGCAGGTCAGGGTTATTGTCGCGATTGATGAGCACCTGATGACGGGCACGGCCCTGGAACATACGGTTGATGAGTTCGTTCTTCTCGACGTGGCCCATAGGGTTGCCGATATACTTCTCACGGACGGACCACTGATGGCGCCTGAGACAACTCTTGATGATGCCGGCGAAGTTGCGGTTCTGCGAAGAGCCATAGTCCTGCTTGATGAACGTCGAGTCGTAGTAGAAGATAACCTGATGGCGGCGGTGGTACTGGTAATAGTCCAAAAAATCCTCGCAGAGCTGCTCCAGCTTGCGGTCGTACTTGACGAAAAACGACTTGATGACCCTCAGCTTGCCATCATCGCCCACCTGGCCACACACCATCCAGTTGATAAGGTCGTTGGCATCAAAGGCGATAATGATGGGCTTGTCAGCCTCCAGGTCGTTGTCGGTACGGCAGTCATTGGGAATGCCACCCTCGGCATTCAGCCCCTCCAGCTGTAGCACTGTGTTGTTGGGAGCCGTATAAAGGTTAACAGACTCGCGCATGCCGCCGTAGAAGCCGTCGAGTGCGATGCCCACGCGCTTGCACATGATGGAGGTCATAAACGTGAGCAGGGGCAGCTCACGGCGCATGCGCTTCACGAATTCCTTGCCCAGGACGGCAAGGTTGACGATGCTCGTATATTTGCAATAGAGCAGGCACTTCGAGCGGAAGAAGTTCAGTTGATCTTCCTCTTTCCTAATCTTCTGCTCGTAGTAGTCCGCCCGCTCCGGGTGTTTCTTCAGCTTTTGGCGAAGCACCCAGAGGTGGTTTACCAGTCCCTCGATGACGCGAACGAGCGTCGGGTCCATCTCCTGCTCATAGCGGAAGTACCAGGAGCCTTTCTTGGTCATGGCCGTGTCACTGGTGATGGTCATGCCGTGGTGCAAATAGCACTTGCCGAAATACATCTGGTTTCCGCGGTTGGCCTGAAAGGTTTCATCCTTCAGCTGCTCGAAGTCGATGAACTTTGCCTCGTCGATGGCCACATAGTCGAGCGACATGGAGTTCGAGGTGCCGGTGCGGTCCTGGCTGATCAGGTTGATGACGCTGCCGTTGTAAAACGCGATGCAGTTCTCCCAGTTGGCAGGCTCGAAGATGGGACGCTTCCAGCCCAGGGCCTTCCATGGCTTTTTACCGACAATGTAGTGCTGATCACGCCGTAGCCCCCAGTTTTCCCAGTGTACCATCCAAGAGGGCACAATGTTGGTGAGTCCGCGCTTGACGCTGGGGAACACGGCAGCAGCACAGCAGCCCGCCATGAGTTGCACGGCTGTCAGTGCACGTCCGGCCTGCACGACGCCCTTGCCGAAGCCACGTCCGCACTCGGCCACAAGGTCACGCGGCGACATCATTAGCATGTATGCCTGGCCGTCGTTCAAATACTGCTCAAAGATCGTCGTCTCCTGTTCCATCATCCTCCACTTCCTGATAGTCGGTGTATTCCTGCTCAACTTGAATTTCCCTGCTGTATTTCCTGTTCATCGACGCTATTTCCTTGCGCAGTACGGCCTCGTTGTCGTAGCCCTCAATCTTCAGGGCTGCAGGGTTGCTTGTCATGATGACGCCGAAGAGTGGTATGCGGTCGTAGTTGGTTTCCGGCTCATCTTCCTTGTCGGTGCGGTTATTCAGAATTCGTGCCTTTTCCAGTGCGGCCACGGAGCGGTAGTCACCTTGCCTGCGTGCCGCCTTCAGGTCGGCCTCCAAGTCCTGGTTGATCTTCCACCGCATAAAATTGCGCGTGGCCTGCTGCATGTTGCCCAGCAGCACCTGCACCAGGCGTACATCATCGTATGCCTGGGCGCGTCCCACGCCAAAGAGCGCCATATCCTGCTGCAGCAGGTCGCGCTCGAATTTGTCCGGGAACTGCAGCCAGTAGGCATACAGTCCCCTGAGGCGGTGGACGCGCTGAATGACAGCCGGATTGATGGGCTGTGTCCGGAGCTCATCATCATTCATAACGATGAACTTGGAATAATCGTCGAGGTTGGCAGGAAGTGGCATAACTGTTATACTGTTAGTTCGCTAAGGCATCGTTCCATGCGCTGCTGACAGTCGGCCAGTGCTGCCGGACTGCCTGCCCGCATCAGGTCGAGCAGCTGCTGCCGCAGTTCGCGGTCGGTTTCCTCCAGCCCGGTGTAATATGCACGTCGGGCCGGATGGCCGACTGTGTTGATGTCATCGAGCAGCTGCACCTCGTCAATACCCAAACGGATAGACACCATCGATGGGGTCATTAATGTTTTCGCGCACTTCCGTATCTCGCTCAGTAAGTCTGTTGAATAATCCATTGAGTTGAATTGAGTTCTTATCCACGATGTCGCGCAGTCCGCTGTAGAGGTCGTAGAAGGCCATCTGGTTTGTCGTCACCATGGTACACTCGGCACGGTCGCCGTAGGTCTGGTTCTGGCTGGAGATGACAGAAACGAGATGGTTGTCGTTCTGCACAAGCACTATCTTCGAGTGGTTCATCCCGAGATAGACGCTGTCGAAGCACGACTGCATCAGGCGGTACAGGTGCAGCGTCTTGCGCGAAGCCTTCAGGTCGGCCAGCAGCACGCTGTGCCCGATGAGTTTCTTCTTGCGGAGGTTATAAAAGCCGTTCAGGAATGCCTCCGAGGTGCTGAAGGTGCTGACGTACACATCAGCACGCCCGGTCTGCTGAAGAATCCAGGCGAGCAGACCGAGCGTATGAAGTCCAGTACCGAGGTAGGTCTGGGTAACGCACTTATTCAGTGGCTGCAGTATCGTCGATATGTTCCTGCCCCTGCCCATCGTTGTCCTTCGGTTCGAGAGTGATGTCAGCCTCTATGAGCTGCTGACGAAGATCTTCCTTGATGACCTGCTTTGTACGCACAAGTACATCAACGCGCTCCTGGATCTTGGCACGCCGTGTCTCCAGATCAGCCGCCTGCTCCTCGGTGAACTCAGCACCCTTGGCAGCCTTCACCAGCTCCAGCAGCTTGGGAAGGTTCTTGGAGATATAGGGACGTGCGGCAGCGATGGCCTTGATATCCTCTGCTGACAGCTGCACCTGATCGGAGGCCGGAGTCTGTGCTTCCCCGCCCGCAGGAAGCAGCACATAGTGGTCGTAGGTGTCGAAGTCCTTTTTGTAGTCTTCCCATAGCTTAGCGATGGCAAGAGTGAATTCGGCACGGTCGCACACAGCAGTCAGCGACTTGCAGGTCTCGTGAGCCTGCTTGATCTTCTTGTACCGCTCAGCATTCTTAGTCCAGATGTCCTGGATAGCCTTAGGCAGCGTGTCGTGGTCAGAACGCTTGCCACGGGCAACAATTGTGTCCGTCTGTGCGTAAGGTTCCTCGGCAGCGAGGGCAGGAGCAGGCAGATATGTATCTTGGGATACCTCCCCGCCAGCAGCGGCCACTTTGTCGGCGACAGACTCCGTTTCAGCGATGGCATTGCCGATGACCGGCAGCACCTTCTGTTCCAAAGTCTTCACGTCTTCAAGGTTCATCTCTTTCTGAAGATAAACCAGATGCTTCTTCAGCTCATATTTTATTTTTCCCTCGTAGTGTGAGGGCTTCCTCATAAAGGTGTTGTACATTGCCCGATTGCGGTTGCACTGCAGCACCATCAGGGCGCCCTGTGTCAACTCAGCCTCCGTATGACTCTCCTTGGACAGCCATTCCTCTACTCGTGCTCTAAAAAGTTTGTCTATTCCATTCATGATTTTCTTATTAGAAAGGGCGGGAGAGGCAATCGTGCCGCATCCCGCCCCGGATTTACTACTTAATTATCAACCGTATGAAAAGGTCATGCTCCTGCTGTCACCTCGCCGGTCGTGCAGTCCAGCTCTCCGTCGCTGACGGGCAGCTTCCCATAATAGAAGGGAGCCGGCATCTCGTCGTCGGCAATAATCTCAAGGACTGTCTGGTTCGT